TTTAATGTGAAAAGGGTCGCCATTTATGGCGGCCTTTTTTTATTTATCTAAAAATCAATACCTTTCAAGAAATCAACAATAAAAAAGCATGAATATAGTTTTTTTTGTCCACGCTTGGGCAGGGACACACAACTCAGGAGCCGAGTGGACCGTCCAACATTACGCCAAATATTTTCACCAAAGAGGATGCAGTATTGAGGTAATTTTACCTGAAGGGCAAATTTATCCCGATGGCGAGAAGTTTGCGTTTATAAAATTTATTACTGGCTATTATTCAAACGACTTTTTTCTAGCCTTACAAAATGCAAGCGTAATATTTACGCATTTGGACAATACAGGCGTTGCAATTAACTGGGCAAGGCAATTTAAAAAGCAATTAATTTTTTTAAGCCACAACGACTCAGATTATAGGAACGTCAGATTTAAAGCGCAAAACATTCACGTAGTTTATAACAACAAGGCAAACGAAAAGAATGTACAAAACGGCGCTTATCCAAACGCGTCAATTGTCTGCAAGCCTCCAATTTTTCCTGAGGACGTAAAATATAACCGCAAGCATGGCCAATATATTACTTTAATCAACTGCAACGAAAACAAAGGTGGTCAGATATTAATTGAACTTGCCAAGCGATTGCCTAAGCGCAAATTTCTTGGCGTTCTTGGAAGCTACGGCGAGCAAATAATTGACGACACCTTAAAAAATTTAAAGTACGTGGCTCAGACGCCTGACGTGCATTTAATCTATGGCAAAACAAATATTGTTCTTGTGCCTTCATTTTATGAGTCTTATGGACGTGTAGGCTTAGAGGCGGCTATTAACAGGCTGCCAGTAATTTGCACGCCAACTGACGGACTAAAGGAATGCCTTGGCCCTGCTGGCTTGTATTTTGAGCGTGACGACCTAGACGGAATGGCTGCAAAGATTGAGGAGTTGATGAGCGACGAAATACTTTACGACTTTCACCAAAACATTATGCGCAATCTTGCCGAGGAGCGTCTTAAATACCAAGACCAAGAGTTGGAAAGATTCTTTAATTTTATTGTTGACAAAGCAAAGAAACCATACAATGAGTGACCTATTATATACACCAAGCAACCTTTCTTTTACTGGCTATGCAGTTCAGTTTGCAGACGTTGCACCAGTTACCGAACCAGTTACATTGGCAGAGGCTAAAGAGTACGCAAGAATTGACGGCAGCGCTGAGGACGCTTTAATTACCAGCCTTATAAAAGTTTCTCGCTTACATTGCGAGGCATTTATTGGCAAAGCAATTATCCGCAAGACTGTTACAATTGATTCTTTTTCTTTTCCTTACCAGTGGCAGTTGCCTTATGGTCCTTTAGTTTCTGCAAGCGACATAACTAAAGTCGTGACAATTGACCAAAACAACGTGGAAACGCCTTTAAATTACCAAATCAACATTGGCTTATTTCCTAAAATTGTAATTACCAGCGCAAGCCAATCATTTAAGTTTAAAATGATTTATACCGCTGGATTTACAACTGTTCCTGAGGACATTAAGCTAGCCATAAAAATGATGGTTAACACATTGTATGAGCGTCGTGAGGACTTTAGTGACTTGCAGGCAATTCCTTCTCCTTTGGGAGTAAAAGCGTTATTGATGCCTTATAAAACTTACAACTGGTTTGGTGCATGAGGACTAATAAAGAACTTAAAGCTGGCGATTTACGCGAGCGCATTCAATTCCTAAATCCAACGCTATTTGCGGACGGCTTTGGAGGGTATTACTCTTCTATGGGCGTTACTTATACGTGCTGGGCAAAGGTTACTAACCTGACAGGAGCGCGACAGAATAGCGAGGACCAAATGGTTATTAAAAACGCTTGGGAAATAATTATCCGAGATAATCCTTTGGTTACCATAACGAAGTCGATGCATATTGTCTATGCTGGCAGAACGCTAGTTATTGACAATATTATTGACGTTTTGGAATACGACCGAATGATTAAGCTTATTGCTAAAGAAAGGGACTAAATGCTAAGTATTAACTTTGACAAAAAAAGCCTAAACGCCTTTTATAAATATTTAAAGGACTTGGAGGATGACGTTGCTGACTTTGTACGTGCAGAGGTGGAGGATTCTATGCTGGCAATTGAGTCAGAGGCAGTTTCAGAAGTTAGAGTTCAATTTGGGGCGCTTAAGCAAAGCATTCAATCAACTCCAATTAAAGTGACCAAAAACGAGGTGACAGGAGGCGTTGAAGTAGGCGCATTTTACGCGCCTTACATTGAGTTTGGAACTGGTGGAGGTGTTGTGGTGCCAACGGAGTTAAAAACCTTTGCAATGCAATTTAAAGGCACAACTGGACGCAAAAGAAACTTTGATGCTGACCCTTTCTTTTATCCAGCAGTATTTAAGCAAAGAAAGGAACTGCCTAAAAGAATCGAGAAAACTTTAGCAACTTTATTGAAAAAGAGACAATGAGAAATATTAAAAAATTTGTTCGCAAGGCTTACTGGTCTGCTTTAAACGGGACCATTACCTACAAAGGTGCGCCAGTGCTTTGCTACGATACCTTTGCTCCTGACGAGGCTAGTTTTCCTTATATTCTTATTACAAATCAGACCCAAGAGGACGACAAAGACAACCAAGAGTATAATTACATTACCACGATAACTTTGGACGTTGTAACGGCAGGAATTGCGCCTTACGGACGCCTAGATGCGGACTCCATTGCGGACTCTATTTTGCAAATTGTTTGCCTTTATCCTGAGAACTATTTAGCGTTAGAAGTTGGCAAAATTGTAACGGCTAAACTGGTCCAGCAGACTAGCCTTTCAAGCATTACCGACACAAATATTGTGCATCGGGAAATCATGACAATTGAAAACTGGATTGATGGCTAAGGTTAACGGCTCGGTTTTATTTGTTAGAGTTGGCCTTGATAAAATAGCCAAGTCAACGGCTTATAATTTGTCTGCTGAAATGAGCCAGCTGGACAAGACGAGCAACGAGTCAGGATATTTTGCAGACCACATTTCAAAGCTTGGCTTTTGGTCCTTATCAAGCGACTCACTTTACATTCAGGACGGATTTTCTTTTGGTAATTTATACACCGCTTACGTTAATCGCGAGCGCGTTTATTTATCTGCTGGCCAAGACGACAGTCTAACCTTTATCGGCCTTGCAACAATTGAATCTTTGAGCCAATCGGGACCAATTGAAGAGGCTGCAACAATTTCAGCAACTTTTAAAGGTGTTGGTGGACTTTATCCGACAATTTTACCAGCCGAGCGCTTTATTGTTGACGAACTATTTGAGATTATAATTGACCAAGACGGAAACTATTTGGTCTATACTTAAATTTTATTGTATTGCATTTTTTGCAAGTCCTTTTATTTTTAAAAAAAATTAGAATTTAAAATCACAAAAATATGGCAACTGCTGGCAAATTTAATGGCACCCTTTTGAACGTTTACCTTAACAACGTAATGATTGGATGCGCTACCTCTTCTGAACTTTCTGTAAATGTTGACCTTGCAGACGCAACTTGCAAAGACGATGGTGGCTGGGCCGACCACATTGCAGGTCTTCGCGACTGGTCAGTTTCTACTGACGGATTGGTTGCATTTGACGACACAAACAACATTGGCGACATTTACACGCTTTTGAGCGGTCGCACAGTTGTTGCTCTGAAATTTACTACCAACGTAACTGGAGACCTAGTATTCTACGGAAACGCATCCGTTGCCTCTATTTCTGTAAGCGCTGAAATGGAAGCTGCGGTGACTTACTCAGTAGAATTTACTGGAAAAGGTCCTTTACTAAAAGCGACCGTAGTACCAGCATCAACTTAATAAGTATTATATTTCGCCTATGAATCACACAGGCAGAACTATTATCACAATTAATGGCAGCACCTATACCGTCAAATTTGGTATGGGTGCTTTGTTGCATTTTAGCGAAGGACTTGGCTACGACGTCCAAGAGACAATTGGCGAATTGACCCAAGCTGGAGTTGGTCAAATTAAGGCAATCGCAAAGTTTATTTATGCGGCTTTGTATGTTGACGCGCTTTACCACGACAAAGAATTTACTTTGGAACTTGTTGACGTTATCGACTGGGTTGACACTAACCCAACAGATGAAATTGGCAAGGTGGTGGTCGTTATCATGCAAGGGATTAGTTCAATTACCAAGGTAGATTATCCAGCTGGAGACGCTGAGGAGTCAAAAAAAAAATAACATTTAGAGACGTTTGCCATTACGCCATTGGGGAGTTAGGTATTGCACCTGACTCCTTTTATTTTATGTCTTTTGCCGAGTATCAGTCCATTGCCTACGGCTACCAAATTCGGCAAAGTAAAGAGGAGAATTTATTTAGGACGCTTTGGGTCCAGCTAAACAATGTCAACGTAACCAAGAAATCCGACCTAATTAGAAAGCCTGACAAGTACTGGAGAATTCCTTTACTTGATAAAAAACCAATTGTTATTCCGACACCCGAGGAGAAGGCCAAGGCTTACGAAATTGCAAAGCAATGGCAAAACCTTAAATTTGAAGAGGAAGCCAATTTTGATACAATAACCAAGACCATAAAATGAGCGCAAAATTAAATGTTGACATTGTCGCCCAGCTAAAGGAATTTAATAAGGCAATGGCCGACGTTAGGTCGGAGGTTGATAATTTAAATAAAAATGTTGCCCAAGGAAATAAAGAAGGCGCAAAGTCAACTAAATCTTTAACTAGCGCCTTTTCAAACTTAGGTAAAACCTTAGGCGGTGTATTTGTTGCCGATATGCTTTTAAATTTTGGCAAAGCAGTTATTGCAACGACTGCTGAGTTTCAAAGAATGGAGGCAGTTTTAACAAACACCTTAGGAAGCAAATCCGCTGCTCAGGTTGCAATGCAAGATATTGTTGAGTTTGCTTCCAAAACTCCTTTTCAAGTTAATGAATTAACCGACGCTTTTGTAAAATTAGCCAATAGAGGTTTTAAACCTACATTGGTAGAAATGACCTCTTTGGGTGACCTTGCCTCCTCTACTGGTAAATCATTTGACCAGTTAACCGAGGCAGCTTTGGACGCAATGACTGGCGAGTTCGAACGACTTAAAGAGTTTGGAATTCGTGCCAGCAGTGAAGGAGACAGAGTAAAATTTACATTTAAAGGCGTTACAACTGAAGTACAAAAAACAGACTCGGCAATACAGGACTATTTAATTAGTTTGGGACAAGCTGAAGGAGTTAGCGGTTCGATGGCTGCAATTTCTGAAACTGTTGGCGGTCAAATATCAAACTTACAAGACAATTTTACACAATTACAATTAGCAATTGGTTCGTCTTCAACTGGCTTAATTTCCAGCGTAATTCAATTGTCAAACATTATTTTAAGCGATTTAGTAACTTCTTTAAATTCAGTTAATACAGTTGCTCAGGCTGCTGGAGACAATGGATTACAAGCATTTGGAAGGCAATTACTTTCATTTATAGACCCAGCCTATGCCGCAAGAATGGAAGGTCTTGCAATTGGTTTAAATGGAATAAAAAAAGCTGCGGTTGAATCTGAGGAGGCTATAAAAAAAGAAAACGAAACTAAAGAAAAAGCTAAAGAAATAAGCGATGAGTTAGCAGAAAAGCTAAAAAAAGCACATGAGGAAAAAATTAAGCAGCTTCGTAAAGAATCAGTTGAATATGAAAAGCACGTAAAAGCAATTTACCAATTAGCTGACAGAGACCCATTTGGACAAAGAAATTTAGATGTAAATCGAAATGCAGATGCCGAGCGCCAAAAGATAATGGAGAACGCTGGGCAAAGGATTTTGGCTCTTAATAAGCAAATTGCTGACTCAACAAAAGGCATTATAATTCCTGAGGATGCAATTACTAGAATGAATGCTGCCAAAGATGCCCAAACGCAAATGGCTTATGAAACTGCTTTAGTGGCTCAAAACATGGGTGCCGCTTTATTTGTTGGCGATATGTTTGCACAAACAATTAGCCAGCTAGGAGAAGGAGGTAAGGCTATATTCCAAGGAATAATGGATTCTTTAAAGGCTTTAATTATTCGATTTGTTGCAGCAATTGCAGCGGCTTTGACTTTAAATATTTTGACAGGTGGAGCAGTTATGGCGGCTGGCAAAGCAGCTGGAGCAAAAACTGGTTTTGGTGCTTTACTTAAAGGAGGAGCCTTAAAAGGTATTGGAGGCCTTACTCCATTTGCTGCTGGAGGTATTGTCTCAGGACCAACTGCGGCGCTAGTCGGCGAATATACTGGCGCAAAAACTAATCCTGAAGTAATTGCACCTTTAAGCAAATTGCAAAACATGATGGGAGGAAATGTTACCTTTACGATTAGCGGTGACAACTTAGTTGGCACTTTAAACCGAGCAACCAAAACAAGACAACGCAAATTCTAACCAATGGCATACGGCTTAAAATACACGATTCCATTTAAGGACGTAGACAACAACACAAACCTTGTAAGCATTTACCAAGACGGATTTG